GATATGCGAGTGGTTAAGGTACCAGGACTTAATGGTCTTGACAATATCTACACTGGGAAAGCATCTCACTTTGTATTCGGAACTGACTTATCTTCTGACTTTGATAACTACGATTTGTGGTATTCTCAAGATGATGATGTTATCTATATCAGATCTAAATTCAGAGCTGGTGTACAAGTACCATTCTTGGATCAGATCGGAGTTTGGAACGGAACTGGATCACCTAACTAATTAACAAATATGGGGAGGGTTAGCTCTCCCCTAACTTAAAAAATACAGAAGAGATGGCATGTAATATGACAACTGGGTTTAATGACAGAACATGTACCAATGGAAAAGGTGGTATCAAATCTGTTATTTTGTTCCCAATAGGATCAATTGCAACTGGGCCAACATTGACTGGCAATGAGATTACTACGTTGACAGTTACTGGTGAGGTATTCCAGTACAAATTGAAATCAAATTTATCTAGCTACACTGCGCCAATCCGAGTAAACAAAGAGAATGGAACTTTATGGTATGAGCAATCTTTGAACATGATCCTAGCATCAGATACAAAGGAGCTTCGTGCTGAGATTCACTTACTTGGACAGAATGAAGTGGTAGCAATTGTTGAGAAAGCTGATGGTACTTATGTAGCATTAGGACTTGATGAAGGTCTACAAATCAATGATGGATCAGAATACACTTCAGGTGTTATCAAATCAGACAGAAACGGACATTCAATTGTCTTGGCTGGTCTTGAAAACAATGAGGTGCCTGATGTAGCAGCTGGTATTGTAGCAACTTTGTTGACTCAACAGTCTCCAGTAGTTTAATCTACCTAATCAAACCAAATACTAGAAGGGAGAGGATGAGTATTCCTTTCCCTTTTTTTATTAAATTAGTGCCATGAAAATAGATCAGAAATTTATTGGAGCCAAAGTCAAGAGTAATCTATTGAATAGATACTTTGTGATTGAGGAAGGCAACGAGGAGTTATATATTAAACTAGGACTTTTGCATATCTTTGTGCATACTGAGCCTAAAATAAAAATAATAAATGTTAAGACTCGAGAGATATCAGACATCAACACTGATAGTGACAGTAACGGAATATCAGACTCTGACAGCCCCGTATTGGCTCCTTGAGTTTACGCATGAGCAGAGCTTTGAATCTGTGACTTGCATACTTCCAAACATCAGTACAAGCACATCAAGATTTGATGAGTTTGTTATTGAGGATGGTGTGGATGTGACTTTCCCATATGCTGGCTTTTACACATACAGAATATATGAGCAGACATCTAGCAGTAACTTAGATCCTGATCTAGCTGACAATCTATGTGAAGAGGGCAGAGCACATGTGTATGAGATTGACTCACCATCAAATGAATTTTCGACAACAATACTAAATAACATATATGAGTAAGATCACCAGCTTGTCATTCAGCAAGCAGTATCAATTGCCAGTAGAGGAGAAAGATTCTCAAAGAGGCTTTATTAAATGGGGAAGAAAGAATGACTATCCTTTCTTTCTTATTGAGCTTCTGCAAGGTAGTGCCTGGCATCAAGGTATCATCAAGAATAAGACCTACTACATTGCTGGTGGTGGCCTTGAGGCAGTATCAGGTGATCTGACTGCTTTCCTTGCCAATCCATTTGCTGACTTTGACATGAATGAGATTGCTCAAAGAATGGCCTTCGACTTTGAGGTGTTTGGTGCAATGGCTGTAATAGGTACATGGAACAGAGAAGGTACCAAGGTAGTAAGATGGGAGCACATGGATATTGACCTGATCAGAATCACTGAGGATGAGAGACTGTACTATGTATCTGATGACTGGTCAGCCTTGCAGCAATCAGCAGAAAAGACAAATTACAGAAGCTATCCAGCACTGAATGAGAACAATCGCACTGGATCATTCATTCTGTACTATAAGGAGCCATCAAAGCAAGCGAGAGGTGAGAAAGGAATCTATCCAAAGCCTCCTTACTATGGTGGTATTACAGCCATTCAGACAGATGTAGACATCAGTAAATTCCACATGTATGAATTGCAGAATGGATTCAAGGCTGGTACACTAATTAACCTGGCATCAGGTGAGCCTGAAACATCTGAAGAGGAAAGAAAGATAAAAGAACAAATCAAGGGCCGTACACAATCTGTGGAGGATGCTGGTGAGATCATCATCACATTCAGTAATGGAGCTGATGAAGCTCCTACAGTAATGCCATTGAATGGTAATAACCTACATGAAAGATATGCCATGACTGAGAAGTCAGTGCAGCAGAATATTCTTGTGGCCCATTCTGTGGTGGCTCCATCATTGTTTGGTATTGCTCCCAATGGATCATTCAATGCAGCTGAGACAGATGACTTGTTTGAAATCTATAAGAATACCTATGTGAATTCAAGACAGAAGCAGATTGAATGGCTGATGAATTACATGGTACAGCTATCAGGTGCCATTGGTAAATTGAAGTTAGTTGATGTTCGGCCAATTGTAGTAGCAGGACCAGTGACAGCAACACCAGTAGATACGGCATTAAGCACTGATGCAAATCAATCATTAAGCAAAAGTCAGATATCAGCATTGATGGATATAGTTGAAAGAGTAAAGTCTGATTCTTTGTCATCTGATTCTGCATTACATATTGTCATGGCATCATTCCCAACAATTGGTGAGGCACAAGCTAGAAAGATTGTAGGATTGCCTAGCACTACACTATCAAGCTGTGATCATAAGCATGAATTCAGTGCTGATGAGATCACAATATTCTCAGAATATGGTGTTGATTCATCTGATTACAAGGTGCTAAAAACAAATATCATTGAATGGGATACACCATCTGATGAGGTATTCAGCAAAGAACAGATGATGTTTGCCACTATTGGTGAGGTCAAAGCTACTATATCAGCACTAGAGAAATCAATTCTATCAATGCTCATTGCTGGTGAGGATGCATCATCTATTGCATCAGCTACTGGAGCCAGTGTAGAAGAGATTGCCAAGTCAACTGAGAGACTTATTGACTTTGAATTACTTGTTGAGGGGGAGGTGTCTGACTTGGGAAAGCAATTGCTGGATGAAGCTCCAGCTCCTATTGATCAATTCATGGTGGTATACACTTACAAAGAAAGACCAGGTGTGCCAAGAGTATTGACTAAATCAAGAGACTTTTGCCTTAGACTATTATCATTGAATAGACTTTACACAAGGGATGAAATCAACAATATCAGCTCAAGAGTGGATCGGAATGTATGGAACTACAGAGGTGGATGGTATACCAATCCTCAGACTCAAGTAAGCACACCATTTTGCAGACATATTTGGGTGCAACAATTAGTTATTAAAAAACAATAAGACATGAACTACTTACTATCAGTTGAGAATCTTAAGAAACTTGGATTGATCCACATAAATACAGATACAAAGATCCTATCTGTATGCATCAAGAGATCACAAGATATGCACTTACAGCCAGCACTTGGAACACCTTTGTACAAGGCATTACTGCATAGGGTTGAAACAAGTACCTGGACTCAAGACTATCTGACACTGATGAATGACTATGTGATCCCTTGTCTGGTAGCATTTGTTGACTTCAGAGCAGCTGCAATGCTCAATGAAAAGCTGACAAACAAAGCTGTGGGCCGCCAGTCAGATGAGACAATGACATCCAATACAGATACAGAAACTGTACACCTTAGAGATATGCTACGAAAGGATGCGTATTTTTACAAAGAAAGATTGATAGGATTCTTGAAAGATGACAATGGTGTGAAGTATCCAGAGTATTTGGTATGCTGTGATGACAATTCCTGCAATGAATCTATGACTAAGGATCAGACTGGATATAAACCTTTTGGATGGATAGTATGAAAAAATTCACTGCAAGCAAGAAACAAATTGACAAATTAAAAAATTACCTAAATGGAAAAGACTCTAAATCAAATCATGCTGGAGCTGCAAGAGATCGCAACACAGCACAGACAAATAAATGAGTTTTTTCAAGGTGACTTCCTTGATGCTATAAGCAGAGACGCTGCACAGTATCCTCTGATGGTGGCAACTTTGCAGCCTAGTGGGATGGGTGCTGGATATGTGAATGTAAATTTTGTCATCACCATCTGTGACAAGTACAATCATTCAAACTATAGACAAATCAATGAGGTCCATTCAGACTGCTTATTGATGTGTAATGATATCAAGACTACATTACAGCAGTACAGATGGACTGAGTTTTCAGATGTCACAGCTGAGATAGGCACAGATCCATTCATCAATCAAGGTCAAGACATGGTGGCTGGATGGACAATGCTGGTATCTTTAAGAGTATTTGATAATGAAGATTGGTGTGCCATCCCATTTGATGACTATGACTTTGAGAATGGAAATCCTCCAGCTGGCAATTGTGGTGATCTTACAACGACTTACAATGTCTATGTTGATGGAGTGCTAGAGCAAACATTCACACAGAATACAACTGAAAATAACACAATCAATATAACACTAAGCTAATGGCAACTACTAATATTAACGTTACAACTACAGCTCAAGATTTGCAATCAGTCACTGATGTAGGCAATATAACTACTAACAATATAGAACTTGACAATAGTGCTATTGTTTTAGAGAATGGCTCACTTTTGCAAAGTGGTACTGTTGACAATGGAGCTGGTGGTGGTATTGCTAGAGTTTGTTCAATTGGGTACCAGGATGAATGGGAGAATGGCATTCAGTATTTTCTTGATAACAATAGCGCTCAGATTGTTAGAGCCAATTCAATTAATAATACTATACCAGGTGTTAATCATGATATCACTATGGGATATGTTCCAGGTAGTGTATTTCATGATATGAATAATCATAACAAGTATATCTGCACTGACAATACAGATGGAGCTGCTGTTTGGGTATTATTTTATGAGAATGCACAGCCACAGACAAACACTGGACTATTTGCTCAGACTGGCAACAGCCCAACGCATACTGGGACATCATTTGGCACATTGATAGATGGGGGTGTTGGATCTCTTACAGTACCAGCAAATGGATTCAAAGTAGGTGATTCATTCAGAGTAGAAATGGCTGGTTTATTGAGTGCTCAGAATAACAATACAATCACTATAAGATTAAAAAGCAATGCTGTTATTTTAGCTGATTCACCAGCACTTACTTTGCCACAGATTAGTGGTCAAGTATTCATGCTTTCAGTTAACTTCACTATTAGAGCCATTGGTGCAGCTGGTGTGGCATCTATTGTCACCATTGCACAGCTTCACATACTTAAAACAGCATCCGGTACACAAGAGGGATTCGCTTGGAATGTAGTGAATAATACTACATTTAACACCACTATCACAAACTTGTTAGATATACAAGCAAAATTTTCAAGCTCAAGTGCAAATAATAGTATCTATTCTGACATATTCATTCTCAATAAGATATATTGATTTGGAACAAACCTGCATAATTTAACATGGATCCAATTGCAATTGCAGCAGCAATCAAAAAGAATGGGATGGTAGGTTTATTGACTCTCATCCTAGTGTTAATGTTCAATTATTTCACAAGCAGACTTGATGCTGTTGAGGGCAAACTTGAGAGAGTTGAAGCTAAACTATATGATTGCCTAGAGGATCGCATTCAAACATCAGACAATGACATGCATTCAGGTGTAAAGTATCCTGATCTGCTTGTTGGTATACTATCTAAAGAATTAAAATATGAGCCTAAAAGAAAGATGGCAGTCTAAGACTCCAAAGTTTTGGAAAAAAGTGCAGCGCATTGGTGTAGCACTTGGTGTGATTGGTGCAACTATTGTGGCTGCTCCAGTAGTATTGCCAGCATCACTTGTCACAGCAGCTGGATACATGGTCGCAGCTGGTACAGTTACAGCTACATTGTCACAACTAACTAAGGAAGATAAATAGTAATGTACGCTGAAGGAGGTTATACAATGATCTTTGGAGTGCTGATCTCTCTTGGTTTTATTGCTTTGGGTGTTTGGTATTTTAACAAAATGATTGATTCTAGCCTGGATCAGAAAGCATGGTTAACAAGATTTATTTCTTTATTATTAGCTGCAATGCTTGGACTTTTTATGGTTGATAAACTTGTTTCATTCAAAACAAAACTATTAACAGATGAGATGTCTGATGGACTATTTGAGTTAATAAAAAATATTGTACTAGTAGTGTTTGGTTACCAATTTAATGATAAAACAAAATAATATGAATCTATCAGATCACGTCACACTGGCAGAGTTTTGCCATTCAGATACTGCAAAGCGCAGAGGCATAGATAATACTATCACTGATCCAAACCATCTAGCAGC